GAGGTGTAGATACGATCATTACCTTTGATGATTTACCAGAAGATATCGTAGGATAAACTGAACTAAAAAATTCTTCGGCAATATTATTTGGCACATAAGCGAACTCATCTAGAAATATAATATTAAAGGTACTACCTCGAACAGCACTTGATGAAGTTGAAGCCGCAACGATTCTACTTCCATTTTCTAGTTCGAGTGATCCTTTGTTCCAGTTGAGAACGCCTTGTTGCATCCACTTAGGTAGATGTTCGTAAGCCAGTTGCAAACGACCTAATAAATCTCTTGCCGTAGAAGATTTATTGGCGAGTATTGCAACATTCACATTGTCATTAAATAGGACATAATGTAAGAGGTAAGAGACTATGATAGTTGACTTTCCACTCTGTCTAGGTAATTTACAAATTGTAAACCTATTATCGTGAAAAGTATCTACCATCTTCCGCTGAAAGTCATACATCTCAAAAGGTACAAGACCTTTATCAATGGTGACAATTTTTAAATAATTTTCTATAAAATACTTAGGACTTTCTAAACACTTTACGACCTCTTCAATTTGTTTTTTTGTAAAACGAGAAGGCGTATGTGCTTTTTTTAAATTAGGATTACCTAAGTATTGATCTTGTGTTGCCATTTAATTAAATTAGTTTTTTTAATGATTCAGATAAATCTTTAAATTTTATTCTTGTGCCTTTTGCAGTATCTTCAGGTAGTTCAGCACCGTAATCCATTTTATTCATTAATACATAAAGTTTTTCACCAAGTAGATTACCTGCTTCAAAATCTGAAAGATAATGAAATCCTGCAATAACTCTACCATAACCACATTCGTATGCTGCAGCCATTAATTCTTTTTCTAACTTTGGTACTTTACCAGCAACATATCTAGCAACTACAACTGATTGACAAGCATGACCACTAGGATAAGACCTAGTTTTATTTGTTTCACTTGGTAATGTATTGAGACTAGGTAAAACTTCAATTGGTCTTTTTCTGTTAAACTTTTTTTTAAAATGATTTATAATATCTGTTTGTTGATATATAATATCTTTAAACTCTTTTGGATGAAATTGTAATCCATTTTTATCACAAACTTTTTGAATAGCATAAAAAGGAACTCTATCATGATCTCTAACAGATTGCACCTGCTCTGGTGTTCTTTTTCTAATTAGTTCTTCTACCTCATATGCTTCTTTTAAATCATCAACCGGTGGTGATGGAAGTGTGATTACATCTTCAAGTCCTTTTCTAAAAAATCTCATTTTTTTTCCTTTAACATTTTTTGTAATTCTGTTGTTGATCCAACAAATAAAGCGTTAGTAACATTTTTTGGTCCTTTATCAGGGACATCTTTAATCTTTTTTAATTTCTCTTGTAAATCTAAAAGATTTTGTGATACTTCACTTACTGTTTTAATTAGTTGTCCTGCAACTTCATAGGCACGAGGATGTTCTCCTTCTTTTGCAAGATTGAGTATACCATCAATTGCTTCATTACCTTTATCAAGTAAATTATAAAGATTTTTTCTACCAGTTTCAAAATCAATATCTGGATCTTTATCTTCTGGTACTGATATTGTTAATTCTTTTTTTTCGTTTTGTATTACTTCAAGTTCATTTGTTTCTTCGGCAATACCTAATACTTCATTTAATTTATCATCAATTTTGCTCATTTAAATCTTTCTATGACGGCTTAGTAGGATTTGATGTTGAATCCTCACCTGTCGTATTCTCATAATCTAAAGTGTCTGTAAAAAATTCTAATGTAGTTGTGTATGTATAAGTGTCATCTTTATCAGCAGATGTAGGGTTTGGTTGTACTGTAACTCTCTCAACTCTTGGTGCGTTACTTCCAGTATCTGAATATAAGTCAGCAGATACTTTCTTAATTATAGCTGATGTAGATATAGGTCCGTACAAATAAACTTTTGCTGTAAACTGTAAAGTATAAATTATTCTTCTTAAACTAGTTAAAGATCCTGTGTAACTATCTTCATAATCTACACTATTTAAAATAAATGGTATATCTCTTTTTGT